GCGTGGTGATCGCTTCCAACGCGATGTTGATGATCCATAACCCATGGACATACGCCGCCGGTGATGCTGAAGACTTCCGCAAGGTGGCCGACGTTCTCGACCAGACCATGGAAGCCATCATCGCGGCCTACAAGGCCAAGGCGCCCGACATTGATGAGGTGGAACTGCGGCGTTTGGTGGCGGCTGAAACCTGGCTGACCGCCAACGAAGCGGTGGCTCTGGGGCTGGCCGATGAAGTGGGCGACGGCGTCAAGGTCAAAGCCTGTCTCGGTCAAGGCGCGGTGCTGCAACGATTCCAGAACGCACCGGCCGAATTGCTGGCCCAGCTCGACGAGGCACCTGAACCGGATCCAGAACGCGAACCGGTGGAACCACCCTTGGTGCCGCCCGTAGTCGACTCGGCCAAGTTGGCACTGATGATCACTCAGCGCTGCACGGCAGCGGGTATCAGCAACCTGGTGGAGTCGCTACTCAGTTCGACCAAGCTCGAAAGCGAAGAAATCGTTTTGGCCGGTCTGACACGCGCCAAAGCGGTGAACGACCTTTGCGTGGCTGCCCGGCTGCCTGAATTCAGCGCTGAGTATGTCGCGGCCGGTCTGGATGTGCCGGCGGTTCAGGCGCGTCTGTTCGACAAGATTGTCACCAGCGGTAAGGGCTTCGAAATCGACAACAGTCTGCCGTTGGCGGACGACCTGGCGCCCAAGGTGCTGGCCAAACAACCTGACCCCAACTCGATTTGGGCTGCTCGTCAAGCGGCCCAAACTGGAACCGCGCATGGCGCGAAAGGAGCACGAGCATGACCATCAAACGGGAACCGATGCACGCAGGTGAATTCCTGCTGTCCGAAGGCGCCGGCACCATTTCGCGTGAAGCGATCAACGTCGCAGCTGGCCCCGCATTGTGGCCGGGACAAGTTCTCGGGCTGGTGACCGCCTCCGGCGAATTCGCTCCGTACACACCAACGGCTGAGGACGGCACCCAGTCTGCTGTCGCGATCCTTTACGGGCCGTTGGGCGAGTCGGACATCGTGCGCCGTGGTCGCGCTGTGGTGCGCATGGCTGAGGTCAGCGAAGCGCATCTGACAGGGCTGGATCCTGAGGCCGAAAAAGATCTGGCAGCTCATTTCCTGATCGTCCGCTAAGACGTTTCCTTTTTTCATATGCATCCCGCCGCGTGCGGGATTTTTCGTTTCTGGAGAGTACCCATGGCCGATATCGCCATTTTTGACGACGAAGCATTTACTGTCACCGCGCTGACCGCTGCACTCAATGATCAACCCTATCTGCCGGGCCGTATCAGCGCCTTGGGCCTTTTCCGCGAGGAAGGCATTACCTCGTTGACCGTGCAGATCGAAAAGGACGGTGACACCTTGGCGCTGGTGCCTGCTGGCGAGCGTGGTGGTTCTGGCCTGGTGGTTGCGGCGAGCAAGCGCAACCTGATCCCATTCAACACCGTGCACCTGCCTGAGCGCTTCACCATCAAGGCGGATGAGATCCAAGGCATCCGCGCCTTCGGCACTCGCTCTGAGCTGCAGGCGGTGCAGGATGTGGTCAATGCACGTCTGGCAAAGGCGCGTCGTCAGTTGGACGCGACGCATGAGTTCCAGCGCATGGGCGCACTCAACGGCCAGATCCTCGATGCTGATGGTTCGACGGTGCTGCTGGACTTGTATGAGCGCTTCGGTGTGGATCGTCAGAAGATGTCCATGGGGCTGACTAAGGCCGATACCGAGCTGCGGGTCATGTGCGGTGAGGCGCTGGACATGCAGGAGGATGCGCTGGGCAGCGTGACCAGTACCGGCTCGCGCGCTTTCTGCGGCAAGAACTTCTGGAACAAGCTGATTGTTCACAAGTCGGTCAAAGAAACCTACCTCAACAGTCAGCAAGCAGCAGCGCTGCGTGGCGACGCCCGGGAAAGCTTCGAGTTCGGCGGCATCATCTGGGAGCGTTACCGTGGCAAGGTCGCCGGCGTTTCTTTCGTCCATGACGACAAGGCGCTGCTGGTTCCCGAAGGCGTGCCCGATCTGTACATCTCGGTGTTCGCGCCGGCTGATTACATGGAAACGGTCAACACTCAAGGGATCCCGTACTACAGCATGATCGAGCCGCTGCCTTTCAACAAAGGCATGGCGGGCGAAGCTCAGTCCAACCCGCTGCACCTGTGCACTCGACCGCGCGCCCAGATCCTGCTGGAACTCTGACCATGGGCTTTCGCGATCTGGTCGCCGACGTCGACGCGGTGGTGTTCGAAACGCTGGGCGATACGGCGCGGATCGAGGGTCGCGAAGAGCCAGTGTTCGGCATGTTCGCTGCGCCTTGGCTGCAACCCAAGTTAGGCAAGCTCAACACCGGGTTGCGCGAGCCGCGCTTTGAGATCCGCGTCAGCGATTCGCAAGGTCTTCAGCAGGGCCTGCTGGTCAGCGTCGACTTGCCTGCCTTGGATGGCGGCGGTGACTACGATCTGCTGCAACTGGAGCCAAGCGGTGACGGCTTGGTCGCCTTAATTCTGAGGTTACGGCCATGAGCGTAGGCAGCTATTTCAAACCCTCGGCCGGGGGCGGGATGATCTCTATCCAGTCCTCGGCCCCAGATTTTCAGGCGTTCCAGGACTTTGCCAAGTTGGTGCCGAAAGCGGCTGCTGCGGCGCATCGGCGCGCGATCAACAAAACGTTGGGAAGGTTGCGCACGCACATCGCCCGAGCAGTCGGCCGGTCAGAACGCATTGCCGTAGCAGCGGTGCGTCAGCGGTTGCGCAGCTATCCAGTTTCCGGCGCGGCTGCGAGCGGCAAACTGTGGTTCGGTTTGAACGCCATCGAGTCCAGCCGGATCGGCCGGGCGCGGCAAACCGGCAGCGGCGTATCAGTAGCGGGGCGGCGTTACCAAGGCGCCTTTCTCAAGAAGGTCTACGGCAACAAACCCGACATCTGGATCCGCACAGCCAGCAAGCATTTCAACGGGGAGGACTACCCCGACAGCACGGTCACCCCCGGTCGCGGGGCGAGTTCGGGCTGGGTTGCTGAAAACGGCAGTCGTTTCCCGCTGGCCAAGGCCAAAGTGTCACTGGAACAGGCCCGGCCGCATTTCGACAGCTGGGTCAAAAAAGCAGATGAGATCCTGTTGGCGATTCTCAAACAAGAACTCAACTTTGAGCTGCAGAAATACCTCAAGAGGATCGGCAATGTCTGAGGAACCGTTCAGCCTGGATCAGCTTTATCGGGCGGTAGAACAGCATCTGCGTACCCACTTGCCCGGCGTGCAGGACGTCACAGCCTGGCCAGACATTAAGGATCGCGTGTTGCTGCCGGCGGTGTTTCTGGAGGTGGCCGAGATTGAGCCGGGTACCGATATCGGCACCGGCGAAACCTCGCTGGTTTGCAAGTTCGAGGCTCGGATCATTGTTGACCCGATCAAGCCGCACCATCACCAACAGGCCGTGCAATTGGCGACCCAGTTGGCGGTGCTGCTGCGTTCGCAGACGTGGGGGTTGGAAGTTGAACCCGCCGAGTTTGTGCAATCGCTGCAGGACTGGACGCAGCCGCATCTGGATGGATACACCGTATGGCTGGTGGAGTGGACTCAGCAAGTCTATCTCGGCCCGCAGGAATGGCTTTGGCCTGACGAGCCGCCGGGCATGTTGCTCATTGGATTCAACAACGACGCCAAAGAGGACTTTGTCCCTGCGGAGGATATGTGAGTGGCTACGCGAGTGCCCAGCACGACCGCATGCTCGCTGGGGCGGTCAAGGCTTGCTATGTGGTTGCGGTGGATCTTGCTGCTTCACCGCCGGCGTGCCGGGTGTCTGATGGCGAATGGGTTAGCGCTTGGGTGCGCTGGCACAGCATCGCTGCCGGTAAGGCCAGACATTGGCGGGCGCCGTCCATGGGCGAGCAGGGCAGCTTGATCAGTCCCAGCGGCGACGTGTCGCAAGGCACGTTTGTCCCGGGCTTGTATGGCAATGCTGGCCCACCGCCAGATAATCGCGACCACGTCGAGGTCTGGCGTTTCGATGATGGCGGCTCGCTGATCTACGACTGGCAGGCCAAGAGTTACAGCATCACGCTGCCGAGCGGGACGGTCACTATCAAAGTGGCCAGCACGGAAGCGGTCGTAACCGATAGCGCGGTGAACGTAACCACCGGCAACATCAATCTGAAAGCGGCGGTGATGATCGACGGCGCGCTACACGTTACCAAGGGCATCACCAGCGCCGGCGCGATCATTGATGCTACCGGCAACAGCAATCACCACACGCATTAATTTCACCTCACCACAGCCCGCCCTGTGCGGGCTTTTTCATGCCTGGAGAAATACATGGCCAAGATCGATACGACTGCCACTGAGGTGCAAGCGTCCTCGGAACCGGCAATTGCGTCCTCAGCGTTCTCATCGCAAGAATTCTTGAAATTCCGCGACAAGCTCTACACGTCGCGACAATTGATCGTGCCCGGTACTGACCGTTCCTATCCGGTCGAGAAGGCGACGGTCGTTGTGCCCGTCTCTGACTTCGAGGCGGTCAAGTTCTTGAAAGCCAGCGAAGAATACGAGCCGCTCAAGGAGTGACGTAGATGATCGGAATGGATCGCCACACCGGCCTACCCATATCCGGCATCGAGCACCTGCGCCAATCCATCGCAGACATCTTGGGCACGCCGCTGGGCAGCCGCCGGCACCGCATGGAGTACGGCAGCAAGCTGCGGCGGTTTGTCGATTTGCCCGTTAACGAGGGCTGGAAAAGCGCCGTACAGGCTGAGGTCGCCCGCGCCCTTGGACGTTGGGAACCGCGTTTGAAGCTCGACCAGGTGCGCGTCATTTCCGTCATAGGCGGGCAAATCAATCTGCTAATCGTCGGGAAGTACCTGGGCGACAGCGTCACGTTGGAGGTGGCCGCATGAGTACCGTTGATCTGTCGTCGTTGCCGGCACCGACCGTGTTGGAGCCTCTGGACTTTGAAGAGGTTTATCAGGACGGGCTGGGCGTGTTTCGCGGATACATGGGTGGCAACTGGACGGCCGCGCTGGAAAGCGATCCTGTGGTCAAGACGCTTGAGGTCGGGGCTTATATCAAGGTCGGCAACCGTGCTCGGGTCAATGACGCCGGCAAGGCGCTGCTGCTGGCACACGCCATTCGTGGCGACCTCGATCACTTGGGGGCCAACGTCAATCTCAAGCGCCTGGTTATTCAGGCCGAGGATCTGCTGGCGGTGCCGCCGGTGCCCAAGGTCATGGAAGAAGACGACCCGTTTCGCGAGCGCATCCAGTTGGCCTATGAGGGCTTGACCACCGCCGGCCCGCGTAACAGCTACATCCTGCACGCGCGTAACGCCTCGGGGCTGGTGGCAGACGCGACGGCCGAAAGCCCGGCGCCTTGCTACGTTACGGTAACGGTGCTGGGGTTGAGCGGGGAGGGTGAAGCGCCGCCGGAGCTGCTGGCGACGGTGGCGGCTGCGCTGAATGACGATGACGTGCGCCCGGTCGGTGATCGTGTGACCGTGAAGAGCGCGCAGGTGATCCGCTACGAGATCGACGCCATCTTGCATATGGCCAGCGCCGGCCCGGAAGCTGATGCCAGTTTGGCCGAAGCGAAAAGCCGATTGGCCGCTTGGATCAATCCACGCAAGCGGCTGGGCGTCGAGGTCGCACGCTCCGCTGTTGACGCTCAGTTGCACGTTGCCGGTGTTGCCCGGGTCGAGCTGGTCGGTTGGCAGGATCTGGCCCCGACCAAGGCGCAAGCGGCGTTCTGTACGCGCTACAACGTGAGGCTGGCGGGCTGATATGAAAAGTCTACTGCCGCTCAATAGCACGCAACTGGAACGGGCCATGGAGGCCGCGTTTTTCGAAAAGACGATTGTCCCACTGCGCGACCTTTACAACCCCGACACCTGTCCGGTGCATCTGCTGCCGCATCTGGCGTGGGCGTGGTCGGTCGATCGCTGGGATTACCGATGGTCTGAGGCGACAAAGCGCGCGGCCATCAAAGCCTCGTTCTACATCCATAAGCACAAGGGCACGATCGGCGCGATACGCCGGGTGGTCGAGCCGCTGGGTTATCTGATCGAGATTATCGAGTGGTTCAACACCGTGCCCGAGGGTGTGCCGGGAACTTTCGCGTTGAAGGTTGGCGTACTGGAAACCGGTATCACCGAGGAAATCTATCAGGAGCTGGAACGCCTGATTGACGACGCCAAGCCGGTGACCCGTCAGTTGGTCGGGCTGGCCATTAGCCTCGAAACAAAGGGCAATTTAGATATCGCCGTGTCCCTGTACGACGGCGACGAAATCGACGTTTACCCGCCCGTCATGCGTGACATTGAGGTCACTGGCAGCTTTGGCGTGGTCGGCCGCGAACACACCATAGACACTCTGGATATTTATTCATGATTGATGCGAATTCGCAGTTTTTAGCCATCCTCACGAATGTGGGCAGGGCCAAACAGGCGAATGCCGACGCGCTCGGTATTGCCTGGAAGATCACAGAAATGGGCGTGGGTGATGGCAACCCGAACGGGCTGGCGGATCCGCCGAATCCCGTGCCGGCGGCTACGCAAACCCGACTGTTAAACGAGTGGCGACGCAAGCCCCTGAATCAGCTACGCATCGACCCGGTCAACACGGCGGTGATCATCGCCGAGCAGATCATTCCGGCCGATGAAGGCGGTAAGTGGATCCGCGAAATCGGCCTGTACGACGCGGACGGTGATCTGGTCGCCGTGGCCAACTGCGCGCCGAGCTTTAAGCCATTGCTGTCGCAAGGTTCGGGTCGCACGCAAGTGGTGCGGATGAATTTCATTGTGTCCAGCACCGGCAACATCACGTTGAAGATTGATCCGGCAGTGGTACTGGCTACGCGGGAATACGTCGATTCGCGCCTTCTGGAAGAGCTGGGCAAGCTGGACATGAAACAGTCCGTGCGCGTGGCCACCACGGTCAACATCAATCTGGTGGGCTTGCAAACAATTGATGGTGTCGCGCTGGTCGCGGGTGATCGGGTGTTGGTGAAAGACCAATACGTACCCAAGAACAATGGCCCATATGTGGCGGCGATCGGGTATTGGGTTCGCGCAAAAGATGCGGATAGCAACATCAAGGTGACACCCAATCTGACAGTGGCGGTCGAGGAAGGCGCTACGCAGGCTGATACCGCTTGGCAACTGGTGACAGATGGCCCAATTGTGGTGGGCACCACGGCGCTCACGTTCAAGGACATCACCGACGGACTGGCCCGGTTGATGTCGCCGGCTTTATTGGGCATCCCGACCGCGCCGACGCCGGCGCTGTTCGACAGCAGCAAGTTGCTGGCTACAACAGAATTTGTCGCGCGAGCCGCTGGCAATTATCGAGGCTTCACCAGTTTGACGGCAGCGGCCTCGCTGACGACAGCGTCGGCCGGCACGCTGGTCACCGTAATCGGCTCATTTACGATCACGCTGCCGCTGGCCAGTACCATGACATATGGCGGTGCAATCCACTTTCTAAACATTGGTGGTGGCGTCGTTAACGTTGAGTGTGCGGGTGCGGATTCGTACAACGTCGGCGGCGGTGCCCATCCCGTCAGCATCCCTTTGCAGCCTGGCGCTTCGCTGACGGTGGTGACCAGTCCTACTCAGGCGGCGTGGTGGGCGTTTGGCACAGCGCAATTGCAATTTGCCAAGGTGAACGGATACACGGCCCCGCAGTTCGACAACAGCAAGTTGTTGGCAACGACCGAGTTTGTCCAAGGAACGCTGGGCAACTGCAAGGGATTGGTGGTGGTTTCTGCCAACACCGTGCTGACACCTGCGCAGGTCGGCAGCTATGTGACGTCGAACGTCGGTACGGGGTCGGTCAATGTCGGCTTGCCGCTACTTAGCTCGGTGGCTCCCGGTTCAACTTTCGTTATCACGCACTCGTCTACAGCAATGGCGTCGTTTGCAGTGGCGACATCTGGCGCTGATTCACTTGTCTTTGACGGGCTTGGCGGTACTGCGGCGCCTTATGTGATGGCTGTAGGTGAGGTTCTTACTGTCGTTTCCACCGGGGCAGCGTGGAAAGCTTCGGGCGGAAATGGTGCGCGGTTTCTTAAGAATGGTGGCGGATTCGCGCTCAACGCTGGTCAGAATGGCGTTCAAAAGTTGCCGTCTGGCCTTATCGAACAGTGGGGCACTGCCACCACCGACGCCAATGGTTACGCGTATATAAGTTTTACCTCGGCTTTCCCGAACGCGGTTTTGAGTATCATCCCCGTTCATGTGGGTACGTTGCCGTTGATGGCTTGCGTTGTTTATGGATCGGTAACGAAATCGGGCTGCACTCTGCGTTTGCAGAACGCAAGTCAAGCATTCGATAAGGGCTGGAGCCTTTACTGGCGGGCAATAGGGTATTGATATGGACGAAGTAGTATTTTTTAGCCCTTCAACCTGCGGCGCTTACACGGTGGCTATGCACGGTGAAGACATGCCGAGCGACGTGGTTGAGGTGCCGGCGAGCGTCTGGCAGTCATTGCTATCGGAGCTGTCGACTAGTCCGAAAATGATGTCGTCAAGGCCTGATGGTTATCCGGTGCTGATCGATCCGCCATCGCTCGATACGGAAGCGCTGGAGTCTATCGAACGTGCCTGGCGCGACGGGCAATTGGCGTCGACTGATCCGCTGGTGTCCCGGCATCGTGACGAGGTCGAGGATGGTGGTTCAACCACGCTCGCTGCAGAGCAATACACCGAGCTGCAAACGTACCGCCGGCAGTTGCGCGACTGGCCGCAAGGCGAGCAATTTCCGCTCGCTGAACATCGTCCGCCGGCGCCGCCTTGGCTGGCCGAACAACCCAACTAAACGCCCCGCACTGACGGGGCGTTTTCTATTCCGTTACGCGTAACGCATTCACCCCTCACAGCCTCGCTTATGCGGGGCTTTTTCGTTTCTGGAGATTGGACTTTATGAGTTTCTTTCACGGCGTCACGACCACTGATGTCAAGACGGGAGCGCGCACCATCTCGCTGCCGTCTTCGTCGATTATCGGCCTGTGCGACACCTTCACCCCGGGCATTCTCGGCGGCGGTACGGCCAAGGCCGGCGAACTGAAGTTGATCACCACCGAGCGCGAAGCCATTGCCGCCTTCGGCGCCGATTCGGCGATCACCAAGGCCTGTCAGGCGATCTACGTCAAAGCCAAGGCGGTGATCGTCGCCATCGGCGTGGCCAAGCTGGAAGACCCTGCGCTGCAAACCTCGGCGATCATCGGCGGTGTTCTGGCCTCGGGGCAGCGCACCGGTTTGCAGGCGCTGCTCGACGGTAAAAGTCTGTTCAACGCCCAGCCGCGATTGCTGATCGCCCCGGGCCACACCGCAACTCAGGCGGTGGCCACTGCGCTCGACAGCGTGGCGCAGAAGCTGCGCGCCATCGGCATCATCGACGGCCCGGGTACAACCGACGAGGCCGCGATTGCCTACGCCGAGAACTTCGGCAGTCGCAACCTGTTCATGGTTGACCCGGGTGTGAAGTACTGGGACACCGTAACCAGCTCGACGGTCGACGCGCCCGGCTCGGCTTGGGCGGCTGGCCTGTTTGCGTGGACGGATGCTGAATACGGTTTCTGGGCCTCGCCATCGAACAAGGAAATGACCGGCATCACCGGCACCGGCCGCGCGGTCGAGTACCTGGACGGCGACGAGACTTGCCGGGCCAACCTGCTCAACAACGCCAATATCACCACGATCATTCGCGACGACGGCTACCGCCTGTGGGGCAACCGCACGTTGTCGAGCGATCCGAAGTGGGCTTTTGTTACTCGCGTTCGCACGCTGTTCATCCTCATGGATGCGGTGCAGGCCGGGCACAAATGGGCGGTCGACCGCTCGATCACCAAGACCTATGTGACCGATGTCACCAACGGTCTGGATGCGTTCATGCGCGACCTGAAAGCTCAGGGCGCGATCATCAACTTTGAAGTGTTCCCCGACACCGAGCTGAACACGGCCAGCCAGATCGCCCAGGGCAAGGTGTATTGGCGCATCCGTTTCACCGACGTGCCGCCGGCAGAAAACCCGAATTTCCTTTTCGAAGTCACCGATCAATGGATGACCGAAGTGCTTGAAGCAGCCTAAGGGGGCGTAACCAATGATTCCTCAAACTTTGTACAACACCAATCTGTTCGTCGACGGTGTGAATTTCTCCGGCGACGTCCCGAGCCTGACGCTGCCCAAGCTGACCACCAAGACCGATGAATATCGTGGGGGCGGCATGGCCGGCCCGATCGAGATGGATCAGGGTCTGGAAAAACTGGAAGCCTCGTTTGTCACCAAAGGCGTGCGCCGCGAGTCGCTGAAATACTTCGGCCTCGCCGATGGTACGGCCTTCAATGCCACGTTCCGGGGCGCCTTCAAGGGCCAGAAAGGCGCAGTGACGGCAGTCGTCGCCACCTTGCGCGGCCGCCTCAAAGAGCTGGATCTGGGTGACTGGAAAGCCGGCGATCCTGCCGAGATTAAACACGGCATTGCCGTCACGTACTACAAGCTCGAAATCGACGGGCGACTGATGTACGAAATCGACATGGTCGCCGGCATTCAGGTGATCGACGGCGTAGACCAACTGCTCGAAGTGCGCACCGCGCTCGGCCTGTAAGGATAGATTCAGATGACCAAAGTAAACGCTACAAACCTGCCGGCCTGGCTGTCGCTCAGTGCGCTCAACGCCGTCGTGACCCTGACCCGTCCAAGCCAAGCGAACAGCGTCGACGTTGAGACGTTGACCCTGCGCAATCCGACCGTGCGTGAGGTGCGTGCGGCTGACCGTGCCGCCAACGGGGACGACGAACAACGCGAACTGATGCTGTTCGCAGGTCTCGCCGAAGTCGGACTGAAGGATCTGGAAGGTCTTAAGCTGGCGGATTATCGCCGCGTGCAGGCGGCGTATTCGCACCTGGTGCCGAAAACCGATTATTCGGACTCGATGCCGGCGTGGTTGTCGCTGACCACCGATCAGGTGCTGGTGACGCTGTCGTGCCCGAGCGAAATCAACGGCGTGACCGTCGACAAGCTGGCCTTGCGTTCGCCGACTGTGGGCGATGTGCGGGCAGCCAACCGTGCTGTGGGTGGTGACGATGAGCAGCGCGAACTGGTGTTGTTTGCGGCGTTGTCCGGTGCGCCGGTGGCGGATCTGGAGGGGCTGAAGCTGGTGGATTTTAACCGCTTGCAGGCCGGCTATTTTCGCATGGACAACGACGACGGGCTTTAACCCCAGCGTTATCAAGTCGGCGGCGAAACGTCTGGCGGCGGAA